AGAACTTGTAGATATGGGAGCAGAAGTGTTCAAGCAAGTGGGGGAGATGATCTACTTGATAAAAATCAGGGACACGTTTCGTAGCTTGTAACAATATTCAAGAAAGTGCGGAATCATTAGAGTACATGGTAATGGCTCTGAGCGGATACACAAAGAACTTTGAAGCTGTGGAAAATTACACAGTGAAACAGCTTCAAAGGTATTTTGAACGACTAATAGACTATTTGGAGGAAAGATATGGCAGTTAGAAAATTAAGTATTGATATTATGAGTTATTTGAAGGGGAAAGGCTTTGAAGCGGTCGATTCCCAAATTAAAAAAGTAAAAAGCTCCCTTTCCTCTCTAAAATCTATTACAGACAATGGCTTATTTAAAATGGCGGCAGGATATTTCACTGTGAATACGCTGATTAGCCAATATCATAAGGCTGTTGAAGCAAGTAATACACAAATTGAGCATGAAACAAAGTTATATGCCGCATTAAAGGCTCAAAACTTTCGTGATGAGCAAATAGAAAGCTTGAAGCAGTATGCCGGAGAATTACAAAAAGTTGGAATCATAGGAGATGAATCCTCTTTGGCTGGAATCCGACAGTTGGCAAGTTTTAAATTGCAAGAACAAAGTATCCGGGAATTGCTACCACAGGTTCATAACTTGATGGTAGCAGAAAAAGGAGTAAACTCAACGATAGCAGATTCAGAAAAATGGAGTAAAGCTTTAGGGATTGCTGTTTCTAGCGGGCAAGTTAGAGCTTTAAAACAAGCTGGAGTAGTGTTAGATGAGCATACTGCAAAATTATTTGAAAGTGCCAACGAACAACAAAGAGTCGCCATTCTAGCAAAAGAATTGAAAGAAAGAGTAGGAGAACAAAATGCTGAATTTTTAAAGACTCCGGAAGGAAAAATTATTTCCGCTCAAAACCGAATTGGGGACATTTACGAAGTTGTTGGTGGAGTAATGCGTGAAACAAGAGGGGAACTTTGGAATATGATAGCAGACAATGCAGAGTGGCTTCAAGATTTCTTTGTCAAAGTCGCAAAAACAGGAACAGGAATGGTAGATACTGTTTCTAAAACTGTAGGAGGATTATTCAATACATTTAAGGCTATGCCTCAAGAAGCTAGAGATATTATTAAATTATTGTCCGGATTTTTCTTAATTAGTAAATTCCCTATCGCCGGAGTTGTTCTTATTTTAGAAGATATTTTTGCGGCATTTCAAGGAAAAGAGGCATTTACAGAAGATGCTATCAATGCACTGTTAAAGTTCACAGGAACAGATTATCATTTTGATGATTTAAGAAAAGAAATACAAGATTTTTGGCATGATTTAATCAGTCCAAGCGATGAAGCAACTGAAAAAATTGGATTTTTAACGGCTACTCTTGAAAATTTCTTTGAAATTATGAGAGGTGGCGTTGGGATTACAGAAATGGTCTTTGGAGCTCTTCGAACCGGTTGGGATGCGATAAAACTAACCGGGAACATCATGATAGATCCAGACTCCATTCATGAGCATTTAGAAGAATTCAATAATGGCGGGATACAAAATATCAAGCATGGATGGGGAACTTTGAATCATGCGGCGGATAATATGACAGATACTCAACATCGTTATCAAGCAGGGCTTCAGGAAAAAAAGCAGAAAGAATTTCAAGAAGCTGCAAGTTTGTTGAATACTGCAAGACTTCCGAAAAATGATATACAAGCAGTGGCTAAAATGCTAGAAAAACCGTCTGTGCGATTAAAAAAAGAAAGTCAGGTACCGCCAAATTACACTGACAAATCTAAGCAAGTTTTCAATATTTATGAAGCGACAGATGCAAAGAAAGTCGCCGAGCAAATAGAACAAAAAATAAAGCAAAATGACAAAGAAAAAGAGCAGCGTTGGAAATCTCAAGTGGGTGGAAATTTCACGTTAGCAGGATTGGAGGCTTAGTATGGGCTTATTTGGACAATTACAGCAAGAAGCGACTTCTCTTGTGAAGAGTTTTTTGGGAATAAAAGAAAAGTCTTTACTAGGAGGGATACCGCTTCACGTTATTTCAGACAAATCAAGATCCATCTCTGCGACTGTCACGAATCGTAGAGTGGAAAAAGGCTTTAATATTTCCGATACTGTCAGAAAAGAGCCTTTGATTTTCCAGCTAACTGTCGTAGACAATAGCAAAGACTATATGTTAAACCGTCAAAGCCTTGAAAAAATGTTAGAGGCGGGAGAACCTGTCGAGTTCTATTATGCCGGAAGAGACTTGTATCAAAATATTGTGCTTGAAAATATCGAAGAAATAGAGCAAGCAGACAGAAAAAACTGTTTTACTTACTACATCACATTACGTCAAATATCTGTTGCAGAAATTAAGGCGACAGATAGTAAAGTAGATTACAAAAAAGCAGGGAGCACAGGGGGAAAGAAGAAAAGAACAGCAGCGGCTGTAAAGACTCCAACCGGGTCAGAAAGTGCAAAAGTAACAAGTAAACAGAAAGAAAGAGGTAGATCTGTATTTAAAAATGCTTGGAAAGGATGAGAAAAATGAAAGCAATAGAAATTGATGTCACAGGAATAGAAGAACATGGAATTATCGCCGATATTGGCAATGATTTGAAGTTAGATATGATCTATAGCAATATAGATCATCATATCTATGTTTCTGTATTAGACGGAGCCGAGAATCGAATGACAGGCTTTTTCCGCTTAGTTCCTAATGTCGATTTCTTAAGCTTAGCTTGGAATACTCTCCCTTATCAGTTGCGTTGCATAAAAATCAATGATTATGCAGAAGAAAAAGACTTGATTACTCCGCAAAACTTGAATCAAGACTACAAATTTTTCTTGATTGGAGAGGAGGAATAATGGCAAAGTTATGGAAACAAGTGAGAATTGTAACAGTCGGAGGACTGATATTTGATTATGAGGATTTGGATGTGGAATTTGATGTGAAGTGTACAGATGATAATAAGTCCGATACCGCAACCATCCGCATCTATAACTTATCAGAAACCACGAAAAATAAGCTACAAGCTAATCAAGCTGTGACAATTGATGCCGGGTATCGTGAATTGCATGGAGTGATTTTCGCCGGGATTGTGGAAAGCGTGAGCACGAATCGAAGCGATAATGATATTGTGACGACCATTACTGCAAGTCCTAACAACAGGGCTTACACGAACACTCCAATCAATATGCAATTTAAGGCGGGTATCAAAGCAAGTGAGATATTGAAGCAACTGGAAAAAATAGTACCTTTCAAAATTGAAGTTAAAGAATTGGGAAAAGATACGGTGTATCCCAACGGAAAGGCTTTTTCTAATCGGCTATCTAACGTCATTTCTGTGCTTGCTAAAGATACGGGAACGATTGCAAGATTTACAGAAAGCACGATTGAATTGAAAAAGCCCGGAAAAGCTTATAGTAATGTACTGAAGCTTGGTAGTGAACAGGGTTTGGTTCGAGTAGATAAAAAAGAAGAAAAAGCGGAAGCAGAAAAAGAAAAGAAAGATATCAAAAAATCAAAAGAAGAAAACAGTAACAGTAAGAAAAAAGAAAAGAAAAAATACAGCATAGAAGCCTTTTTAGTACCACTTGTAAAGATTGGACAACTTATCGAAATAGAGTCCACTTTGTGGAATGGAAAAGGTGTAGTGAAGGAATGCAATTATACAGCTGGAGATGCCTCTAGCTTTTCTGTGAATGCGATGTTGGAGGTTGTGGAATGATTGAATTTGTACAAGCAATGATAGAAGATGCAAATAATGAAATCCATACATCCTTACCCGCTGTTATTACGGAAGTGAATCATGCGGCGGGGACCTGTACAGTGCAAATTATTCCCAAGAGGGAACTATGCGGGCAAGTGATGTCATATCCACCTTTGATTGATGTGAAGCTGGATTTCCTAAAGTTCGGTGGTTGGAAGTTCCAATTTCCAAGAAAATCGGGCGATAAAGTTTGGGTTGGATTTTCGGAAACAACATTATCGGAAGGTACGAGTTTGGAGAGGTTTAGTCTAAACGAGCCATATATCATAGGTTCTTGTGAAAGTGGGTATGAAGAAAACGCTGAAGACATCATTCTTGAAGGAAAGGGAACTAGGATAGAGATAAAAGGCGATGGGAGTATCATTATCACGACCGGGTCTAACGAGATGACAATCAACAGCAATTTGACGCTTAATGGGGATTTTAATCATAACGGGAATACAACACAAACAGGGAATACCACGCAAACTGGAGATGTGTCGGTACAAGGATCTGTAGGTGCTAGTGTGGATGTCAATGGTGGAGGCATTAGTCTAAAAGGACATACACATGGATATTATCCGGGCGGAAATCCAAAGGATCAGACAGAATCTGCAAGCTAGGGGGAGAATATGGCAACAAGTATTAAATTAGATAAAGATTGCGATATTGTATTCGATGAAAATGGCATTTGTGAACTGGTGGAGAGTACAGACGACATCATACAAGCCATTCGAGTGGAATTAGAGCAAAATAAGGAGCAATGGGCATTAAATACCCTCTATGGTGTTCCTTATTTAAATGAGAAAAATACAGGGATTTTACAGATAAAAAATAATCATTCGAGGATCCTTCAGGAGCTTATCAAAACAATTTCAAAGTATGAAATTGATAAGATAGAAAGCATTGATTTTGTAAATAACGAAATCGTAGCAAAAATACAAATAAAAGGGGAGGTGTACACATTATGATGATAACGGAAAAAGGCTTTGTTATTCCAACTTTAGAAGAAATCTATCAGAGAAAACTAGCGGAATTCAAAACTGTAAAGCCAAACATTCGAGAAACGGATAGTAATGTGATTATCCCTCTCTTAAAATTTGACGCTGCTGAAGAGTATGATGCTTATTTAGAGGGCTTGGCTGTATACAATAATTTAAATGTGTATACAGCGATAGGAAGTGGCTTAAATGCTATCACAAGCCATTTAAACATGACTTGGCTAGAAGCGACTAGAGCAAAAAGCCGGATCCAAATAACAGCATCTACAGAAACAACCATTCCGCAGGCTTGGGGTGTGGAAACAGTGGATGGAAAGAAATTTGTAACACTCAATACTGAAGATTTAAAAATCCCGAAAGGAAAGACAGAATTGGATGTCATTTCCTTAAGTATCGGGAAGGAAAATAATGTGAATGTCGGGCAGATTACGAAAATGACAAGCATTATTTCGGGAATTAGTAGTATTACAAATACCCTTCCAGCCGTGGGGGGAAAAGACAAAGAAACAGATACAGAGCTAAGAGAGCGATATTTAAAAAGGATAGATAGAAAATCAAGCTTCACAACAGAGGGAATTAAAAATTACATTTTAGAAAATACAAACGTTCAAAAGTGCCAAGTCATCGAGAATGACACAGATTTGACAGATACAGACGGTAGACTCCCTCACGCATATGAGGCAGTCTGCTTGGGAGATACGAATGAAAATATTTTACAAGCTTTGTATGATTACAAGCTTGCAGGAATAAGGACTGTTGGGGATATTAGCAAGAATTTTGATGATATTACAGTCGGATTTTCACGAGCGATTGAAAAACAAATCTATGTCAATATTTCCATCGCAGCGATTCGAGATTTATGGCTTCAGGAATATGTAGAAAAAATTAAGAAAATTGTGCAAGACTACATTGATACAATTGAGCCTCAAGGCACGATTTATCTTTATAAAATCTTAGGGGAAATCTACAAAGCAACAGGAGGAATTAAGACAATTCAGATTAAAATTGGGGACTCTTTTTATTCTCTATCTACATCTGACTATACATTGAGAAAAAAAGAAATTGCAGTCGTGCAAGCGAAAAACATCACAATATCTGCTGAGGTGAGTTAGATGAAGTTGAATTTGGCAAGAATACCGCATATTTATCACGACACAAAGTATGTTCGAAAACTCTTTGAAATCTTAAAACAAAAACATATCAATGTCACGAATATGTGGCAGGAATTAAGCTATTTTAATGATTTAGAAAAATCAAAAGGACACATGCTTGATGTACTTGGAGGAAATTTTAAAATAGCAAGATTAGGGAGAACGGATGAAGAATATAGAAAAATTCTTAAGTTTGAAATACCCACCTTCAATTTCTTTGGAAGTCCTTATGAAATACGAAGAATTTTATCGGAATATTATGATATTTCGATTGAAAATTTCGTCCTAAAAGAATTATCTGGAAAAATCGTTATTAAGATACCGGATACGATTAGTAAGTCTGAGGTCTTAAAAAATATAAAAAGGCTAAAAGCGGCGGGAGTAGGCTTACAAGTAGATATAGAAATTTACATTGAAGACTATACGCTATTTGAACTTGAAAAAATGACATTAACAGAAATTGAGAAGATTACATTAGCAAGGGAATAAGGAGGAAGATATGGCAAGATGGATTCAGGATCCGCAATACCGGGAAGAAATAGACGAAGTAACGCAAGAACTGAAGCTTCCCGTCTACAAAGCATCCGCAAAAGGAAAATTCCGGAATTGGTTTAAAGAAAGCTGGAATAAAATTGAAGATTATTTAGTAAGCTTGAAACAATCTTTGCAAGAGCAGATAAACGGCAAAGAGCCAAGTTTTTATAAAAAATCCGGGTTCAATTTAGAAAAAACGAATCTTACTGAAAATGATTCAAATAAATTGTTTACTGCGAAAGGAGCATTAGATTTATTTAATAGATTAACTTCTTTAATTTCAGAAAAAGAGCCTAAAATCTCTAAACTGAGCGGATTTAACTTATCAAAATCAGATGAAGATGACTTAGATAGCTCTAGTACGCTAGCGACTTCAAAAGCGGTTAAAAAGGTTAAGGACGCTTTGAATAGATTGAATTTGAATTGGAATAGTATAACCGGTAAACCTAGTTTCGGTCTTAAGTCTGGAGAATTCATGGAAGGTCACAGATTGGCAGAAAGCTTGGGCGTGAAAGAATACGGAGGCTTAATTAGTAGCTATGGACAAAAAATAGCTGGCAATGCTTACTACGATAGTAATACTAAAAATATGTTTTATTGTAAGCAAACAAATAGCTATACGTCCGCAAATAGTACATATTTTGAGCCATTTGATAATAAAGAACTTTTAAATAGATTGAATAATCTC